TTATTTTTTTTCGTATTCAGAATAAAGTTTATCCATAAAATATCTTCTTTCAAAAGTTGGGATAATTAAAATATCTGAGTACGAAAAATTACCGTATTTAGTTAGGTAATAAAATTCGTCCATTAAATTTTTCTTATTATTCAAAGAAAGGCCGAAAAAACTCCACCCCAAACGTAACATTTACAGTAACGTTTTCTCCTGACGGGGCTTGAACTTCTCTTACGAGGTTTAATTTAGGTTGGCATTCATCCATGAATCTTCTTAAACTTTTAGAATCGGATATTGGTAAATTAATAACGTTTGACCCGATAAACCCCTTATCTCTATTACCATCAATATCCACTATCTGAGTTTCGAGTTTTTTAGTAACAACAGGGGCAACCATTCCTTTAGGGTACTTAGATGTTAGTTCGTCTATTTCAGATTCTTCTTTCATATTTAAAACTTTGAATCTAACTTTTTTTTGTGTTTTAGGTAAAACATAACTAAATAGTCCGTCGTCGTCTGGTGTATGTTTAAGTTCTTGCATGTCGACACTATCTAAAATAATTGCAGATTCAAATTCAGAATTTGTTTTTGGGTCTTTTAATTTAAATCTATACTCAGGGCCAAAAGCGGTGTTTCTTAAAAATAAAAGAATTGCTTGAACATCTCCAGGTAATAATTGTTCAACATCAAACCCATGTTCATAGATTTTATTTCTTAATAATGTTTTAATCAAATCAGTACCTGACATGTTTTGCGACATTAATAAGTTTTCATCTTGAGCGGTTAAATAACCTATTTTAAGAGATTCTCTTTTTGGTTTGTAAAATACACCTTTTGAGGGGAGTTTAATTACATCGTGTGGTAAGTTAAAATTTTCTTGACCATATTTTAAAACGTCGTCCATAGTATTTTTATTAAAAAAATAAAACAATCATTTTCTTTGTAAATAAAAAAACCCACCGATAGGTAGGTTTTAAAAATAAAAATAGTTTATTTTAATAAACAAGAATACATCTATCTGGTTGTAATTTTATATCAACACCTATAATTTCATCCGTAGTATATCCTAATGTACCAAAAGTTACGCTAGTAATCAAACAACCTTGTAGGATCCACTTTTCAACAGCAACTCCGGTTGGGTCAAGTAATTCTAAGTCAAGATCTTTTTTGTATCCCGCAGCATAACCCATACGACCTGTTACTGATTCTGCATGCAATCTCACCCACTCCATAGCCGCCTGTGCCGCTGAAGGTCCGATTGGGTCTCTTAATTTTACAGAAATCTCTCCCCATGTAAAATTACTAGATACAAACGTCGATGTATTTAAAAATTTTATTTCTTTTTTACCTATTGTGATAGTTGGTCTACTTGTCGACTCAACATACCAAGAGTTGATTCCCAAAGACGATGGAAATGTTAGTATAAACCTGTTAGATCTTTTTGGTTCATACTGAAAAGGCATTCTCATTAATAAATCAGCCATGTTATTTTGTTTTTTTTTCTTTTATTTTTATTATAAATATATTGTTATAATTTTTTTTCTATTTACTTTAAAATATTTTTTAAATATTCTATATCTAGAAATTAATCATATTTAGTTTTAGTACCTCCTTTTGTTAAATATAAATTAACTGGACTTTTTTCATATTCTTTTTTCAAAAATTCAGAAGATGCTTGAATATTTCTTGGATCGTCATCTGAAAATCCAATTGAAATATTTTTAGAAACAATATCTTCTATATCTTGTATTGGTTCATTCATATTCACATCGTTTTTAAATTTGGGTGATATATCTTCTAATCTTAAATTTGGGTTACTATTTAAAATGTCTTGAACCAAATCTCTTGCCTGTTGTTTACAGTAAATTATAAATTTTTGAAGAGCTTTATTTTTTTCTTCTTCGGGTGAAGACGCACTACCACTACCAAAAGAAACCGGATGAAATTTACACATATCTAAATAATCCATAATAAGTTCTTTATCATCGTACTTTAAGTTATTAATGTTTTCAAAAATCCCCTGTGTTTGTAGTCCCCTATATTTTTTTAGATTTTCTACTAAAACTTTAGAATTAATACCCAAATGATTTGATACTATATAATTTAAAACAGCCTCTTTTAATGTTTCCGGATTATGTCCTCTTGCTGTTATAATTGCAAAAATTGACCCTCCATTAATACATTCCACAAAGTCATTCCATGATGGTCCCGGACTAGCAACCATAGAGTCAATGATAAATCTTTTATCACCTTCAGTTCTAAAGTTTCTAAACGGATTAGATGAATACCCAACAACTGTTGTCCCCTTATAATTAAAAGGTTCAACCCCTATTTGGTGTCTGTGTTCAGCAAAGTCCTCTGTTGACATACCAATCTCATCTTCATTTTCTGTAAGTACCATTATTTGTGTTGGCATAAATGCGATGTTGTCGTCCCAATCAAATGCATAATAATTTAAATCAGGTCTACCTTCTTCAGTAATTCCTTCATTTAAATTTCTTTTTTTTAACTCTTGATAAATGTGTTTTCTTATATTCATTATTTTTTCACAATTAAAAGTAATTTCTGAAGTTGTTCTTCAGTTATAATAATATTTTGTTTTTTTGATGAAAAAGTTTTTTGTGATTTTGAAAAATCATTAATCGTTTCTTTGATAATTTTCTTTTTTATTTTCATACATTTTTTTTTAATAAATATATAAATGGGGAATATTTCTACTCCCCACTTTTAATTATTTAACTTTTATTTATACATCATCGAATGATGCTCCTGTCGGTGTAATTACAAACTCGATGTCAATGTATTCTAACGCTCTTGTTGGTTTTAAGTAAATCTTACCCGTTAAAGTGTTTGAATCTAAATCTTCAGGTGTGTTAGAAACAGTTACTCTAAAGTCTATTAAACCTCTGTCTCTTCTAATTGAATCCAAAATTGGGTTAACAGAATCTAAGAAGTCTTGTCTAACTTTATCATCATTTTGTTCAAATAGTAATCTTACTGCCACCGCTGAAATTAATTTTCTTGCTTGTAATAATAATCTTCTTACATTTATTCTATCTAAAGCAGATTCTCTGATTTGTAAAGTTTTATTACCCCAAATAACGGTACCAACGTCGGAGAATGTTGCGATTGGGTTAATCCTTCCTTTATAAAGTGTATCTCTATCTTCTTGTGTTAATTTTTTTCTTGCCTTAACAGAATTAACTAAACCTCTTGTGTAACCCGCAGATGCGAACCAAGGGAAAGCAATGTTGTCTGTTAACGCTAAGTTTTTAGTAACCTCACCTGTTGGAGGAAGATAAATTTGTGTATTATTTACAGAGTCTCTTGTTAAAATCCACGGGTAATAAGTGGCAGTATAATTAGAATCAATTCCTGTATTTTCTAAATTATCTACGGCCTCTTGTGGGTAAATTAAACCTTCTATTAAATCACTATAGGTTGGTAAGAAAAGATTAAAATCAGGTGTGGTACAAATATAAATTGAATCCGCTCTATCGGTTTCAACAATGTCAATTGCACTTTCAACAAGATTTGAGTTATTAACATAATCAATACCCGGAGTAACAAATACGTTAATGTTAGTTGCTTCAGGGTTTGCAAAAGATGATTGACCCCATAGATACGCATAATAATCAGTATTTGCCCAAACTTCTTGATTAGGTCCGGTAATTTGCTTAAACGCTCCCCATCCTGTAGCCGTTGGAAACGTTGATGATGGTGCTGCTCCTTTTTTATAACCCGATTGTCCTAATTGGAATCTGTCGGTATTTGTTCTACTTTCTCTATAAATGTCCCATCCATCAAAACCACCAGCAGCTAACAATGTAAATTTACGAGTATTTAATCTGTAGTAAGCGTTATCTGTATCTGTAGGTTCAGAATTAAAAGAAGAAACACCCACTTCAAATGCCGAAGTTGTTGCTGACGTAAGAACGTCGAACATAGTCACAATAGTTGCTCCACTATCCATGTGGAAACCTTTTGTTTTATAACCCCATTCTGAACCTGTAGTATCTACAGAAATGTTTGTAGGTAATTGTTTTCCTTTATAATTATAAAAATCGTAATCAATTCCTGTAATATTTGAAATACCTAAATATGCTCTTCTTGGGTTTTCTCCATTTGAAATAACTGGATTATCTCCGCCTGAAGATGAACCAAAAGGTGGGTTATAAATAAGTTCACCAGGTTGTAAATACTTGGTTTTATAAACTACAAATGGAGGTGTTGCTGTTTGATATTGTCTTGACGTGTACCCCTCAAAACCACATGGTAATGCGTCTGTAGGATATTCATCACTCAACTCAACCATTATGTATTTAGAGTTTAATTGGTACTCACCATTTGATGTACCTACTTTGTTAGCGACAAAATTATTAAGATTAGGGTCCATTGAACAATTTGTGAAACTTTCAATAACTCTTACATTTTGATCATTATCATAAAAGTCTCTAACAAAAATATCAAACGTTCCATTATTAAATGAAATATTTCCAATAGATATTTTTACAAGTCTATTAGCAGCGTCTCCGTCCGAAATAAGTTTAAATTTAAATAATTTATAAACTTTATTACCTCTTAATTCAGAAACAACAAATGGTGTTTCTGGTGTTTGGTATTGTTCTAAATAAAACCCTAAAGTGTCATTATCTCCACTTCTAGCATCATCAATCGCAATAAAGTCACAGTATAATCCTCTAACTTTTCCTAATCTATAACCTGTGGTTAATAAACTACTGTAAGACTCCTCAACAAATAAAGGAACTTCATTTCTATCTTTAGCGAAATTAGATTTTCCAAATATTTTAGAGATGTATTTACTGTCAGTAGAAAGAAGTGAGGTTTCAAAACTAAATGTGTCACTATCTTTTGTTATACCTGATATAACAAATGTACCATAAGGGTCTTTAGTTATACCAGAATAATTACCTGAACATACCATAACCGCATCGCTAGTTCCACTAACCTCATAAACAGGCCCATCATCTGATGAGTATGTTGATAAACCTCTTGACCTTAAAGTTGCGACAACTAAATCATCATATTCAGAATAAGGTGTACCTGAATATTGAGTTGCATAAATAAGACAAGTACCTGTAAATGCGGAAGCTGTCGCTCCTGTACCAATATTGTTAAGTGCCGCACCAAAACCAAAACCGTTATAACTACCAATATTATTAGTTTTTGTATAATCGAATAACGCATAATACCAAGCGTCGTTTAATGATGAACTTAAATTAGCATTTGCTAAAATAACGTTATCAACACCAAAAGTTTCACTTGTTGCTGAAACAGGAACTCCAAATAAAGTTGTACCAGTAACTGCAGTAAATGTTTGTGTATTTACTGTTCCCCAAAATACTGCGTTTCCTACCGTCGCACCACTACCACCACTTGCAAAATTATTAATCTTATTAGATAAGAAAGATAAAAAGTCTTGGTTTAATGTAGAAGTACCACCATTAAATGTTGTGTAATTATTGTAAAATATTGACGATAGTAATGATGAAGGGTTAGTAACGGTTACGTTCGCACTTGAACCTGTCGTACCTGTAAATGTTAACGTAAATGATCCTGTATTAGCCGTTACTCCGATTGTAGACGGATTTGGATTTCCAATTGTGGTAATAGACCAAGATGGTCCAGCATCATAACCGGATAACCCAAGAACCCTTGTTACAAAAAGTTGGTTAGATTGTTGCAAATAAGATTTTGCAATATACGATGTTTCGTATTTAGGTATTTGAGTATTAACAAATTTTTCGGGACTTGTTCCCCCGAAATAAACTTGGTACTCATCAAAACTCGTAATGAAGATTGGTTCAAAGGCTGGTCCTTGTAGTGTTTCACCTACAATACCTAAAGTTGTTACACCGACACTTTGAGCCACAAAAGTTAAATCTCTTTCAGATGTATAAACACCTGGAGATACAAATACTTTGTTAGTTGAAGCCATTATTTTCTGCGTTTTTAAATTTATTTTTTTATATAAATACAATCATTTACGGCAAAAAACATATATAAAATGTAATTATTTAAGATGAGGTAGAAATAATTCTACCTTTTTTCTACCTTAACTATTTACTTTATTATGAAAAAAATTAAAAACATCAAAATTTCAGAGGAATCGCATAAATTACTAAAAGAGTATTGCGAAAAAAAAGGTTTTAAGGTATATAAGTTTTTAGAAAACTTAATTTTAAAAAATTGCCAAAAAGAAAAAGATATCTACGGTGAAGATTTATAATAACTTAACAACTGTTTTAATGATCGACTCTTTTGTAACGTCCTCTTTGTAAACAACAATCTTTAAAACATCACCATTATTAACCTGTATAACTGATAAATTATCTCCATAAAAATTATTATTAATAAAAACAGAATATCCGCTAGCACAAGAATTTGTTGTGGTTATTGTTCCCCCACTTGCATTTAAAAAGTATGGTTGTGTTGATGATTTTACACAAACCGTACCTGAATTTCCTGATACAGTTGGTAAGTTAACGTTATTACCTCCGCAATCAGTATAAATTAAATTGTTATTTGTTATTGATGAGTATTCGGCGGAAAAACAATTTATAATATTTGTTGCACTATCTACAATAATATCACCATCATATCTTATTACATCAATTAATTCCGTATTTCCCGAAACAAATAAAAAATCTAAATCAAAGTTATCAGGTCTAGGTGGTTCTATATTTACTTTTCTACCTCTAATTTTTGTATCTACCTCAAACATAGAAACTTGTCTAGATATAGCAGGAGCAATAGTAAATTCTTCTTCATCTAATAAAAAACCCATAAGTGTTATTTTGTACGTTTGGATATAATATTTTCTTTTTTCTATGTCTTTTGCTGATTCATCGGACGGGTCTTCCATTCTCAATGACATAAAATGACCTTTAATTTGTACATAAGACTGTTTAGATGTAAAAGTTTGCATCATTATTTTATTAAATTCATTCACCTCTCTCATTCTAGAACAAAAAATCTTTACAGAATAAGTTATATCAACAGGGACGGGTTGCGGAATTTTATATACATCGGCACCTTTTCTATCCCCATCCCAAGTGGGTACGGAATAATAATAAAACTTTAATCTATCAGGAATGTTTGCTTGACCACCCCAAATTTTACCATATTTTACAGTCGGTTCTCTTACTGT